CAACGTTATTTGTTGCCATATACATCAACTTAAGTGGGTCGTTAAAATCACCAATTGCACCACCTAATACTTGTAAATTAGCAACTAAGTCTATTGCACCATCGGGACTCATAACTTTATCTGCAATCTTGAATACATCATTCATGTTCGTTCTAAATTCAAGAGATTTTTGTATCATTCTATTTAGTCCTTGAACACCATTAGAAAAACCATATTCGTTTAATTTACCTAAATCTGTTTTCAACATTTCTGTTGTTTTCTTTGCATTTAAACCTAAAGAAATTGACGATCTACCTGCCGTGTCAATTTTTAATAAAGTATCGGCAGCACCAAATCCCACTTTTTCAAATTCACTCATTGTCTCCGACATATCTCTTAAAGAACTACCAAACGCTCTAGTTGTTACTAAAGAGTTTTCCATAGTTTTTTGAGATAATAAATTAAATCTACCGGATTTTTCACCTAACCCCGTTACTAAGTCCCCCAAATTTTCTATATCAAACCCTAAAGTTGCTGCCATGGGAACGGTCTCTAATATAACATCTCTATATGCTCTTGATAGTTCTCCCGTAATACCTATTTTTTCATTAATAGTTGTATGTAATTGAGACTCTCTTTCTAATTGTTTGAATATTTCCTTTTCGAGTGTTAATAGTGTCGTATAAGGATTCATTAATCCCTCTACATCAACTTTATATTCACTACCCATTTCTGATTTTGATGAAACACTTTTTGCCATTGCTTTACCAACATCTATTGGATTTTTTAAACTTCTATCTGAGCTTTGGGGACTAGTTCCACCTCCTGGTGCTGTTGCTCTATTCCACGCCCCTTTTGCTTCGTTTTTAAATTCTTGACTTCTAGATGTCAATGAATTCAACATTTGTTGTTCGGACATACCAGCCTCTTTGGCAGCTTTACCATGATTTCGTGCATCATTTAATTCTTGGGTAGTTAAACTCATACCTATAAATACTATTGGGTATTATTTTCCAACTCAATTATATAATTTACATAATATCTACGTAAGTGAACCGGCATTGTTAATAAATCTCCGTAAGAAAACCCCTTTTTAATTAAAAATAATATTTCGTCTAACTGTCCTTTCTTATAATCCATAGAAAGGGCGAAAAAACTCTACCCCAAATCCAATTCTAACTTGGACATCTTCTCCTGATGGGGTTCTTACTGTTTGGGTTAAATCTAACCCGGGTTTATTATCTTTTACAAATTTCCTAAAATCTTGTGAATCTTTAATTGGCATGGTTTCAATAAAACCTCTAATTTTTAATGCGTCTCTCACCCCACCAACAGATTTAATCATCATCTCAAGTTGTTTGGTTATAACAGGTGCAACACCATTACCATTCCAACTCTCTTTAATTTTTTCAATTTCATCTTCTTGTTTTTGTGTTAAAAACTTGAACGTGATTTCCGTTTTACTTTTTTCTAAATAATGACCATATTCACCGTTTGTATCTTCTACTAAATTAAAATCTTTTATTTTTAATGAACCTAAATCTACCTCAACGGTAAATTCATTTCCAGTTTTATCGTCTGTAATTGTTAAATTATAATCAGAACCAAATGCGGTATTTCTTAAAAAGATTAAAATTGCTTGTCTATCTTCCTCAACAATTTCTTCTATGTTTAAATCTTTATCTAAAATTTTTCTTTTTAAAAGTTCAGTAATAACGGTATTTGTATTTAAAAAACTTGGAGACGATAAAATGTTCTCATCTGAAGCCGTTAAATAAGCTACTCTTACTGATTTTTTCTTATTAGTATAATGAATACCTTTACTTGGTAATTCTATTACGTCATAGGCAATCGCCGGGTCAATTCTAGTTTCTTCCATAATACTATAATTTACTTAATAACTAGTTCAAAGTAAAGTTTTTAAAAAAGAAAAACCAATAATCTTTTGAACTATCGGTTTTCGTATATGAAAATCTGTAATATTAGTATATTAAAATACATCTATCCATTCTCAAAGAACATGTGATATTAGCCAATTCATCTCTGTTATAGTCTAATTCACCAAAGTTCAAGTCAGTTAAGAAACAGTTTTCTAATAACCATTTTTCAACTACCACCCCTGTTGGATCTAACATCTCCAATTCAATATCCTTTTTATAACCAGCAGCATAGCCCATACGACCTGTTACTGATTCAGCATGTAAACGGAACCATTCCATTAAAGCTTGAGAAGCTGAAGGTCCAATTGGATCTCTAAAAGTCATTTTAATTTCATTCCACTCAAATCTACCTGCAACATATGTTGATGTGTTCAGGAAAGGAATTGCAACTGAATTGATTTTAGCACTTGGTCTTGACGCGGCAGATACATACCATTCGTTTATACCCAAAGATGAGTTGAATCTTACGATAAATCGGTTAACCCTTTTTGGTTCGTAAGGTGTCGGCATTTTCATTAATAAATCGGCCATATTGTGTGTTTGTTAAGTTTTGTTAGTTATTTACTTTCTAATAAATATATCCAAAAGGAAAATAATTTTATTTTGAATTAATTATCTGAAAAAGGTTGTTTATGTCAATTATTTTTCGTAGTTTTTTACAGGATCCAGTATCTAGTTCCAGTTTAATACTCTACTTTAATAAAATAATATATCAATAATAAATACTAGAATATCTAGTTCTAGTATTCTGGGTAAAATATAATTATTTTTTCATTATATATATGTTCCACATGGAACGTTCTACATAAAAAAAGGAAGGTATTTCTACCCTCCTTTCTTATTTTTATATCTCCTTTTAGATTAGATATTTTCAAATGAAGCTCCTGTTGGAGTAATGATGAATTCTACATCGATGAATTCAAGAGAACGAGTTGGTTTGATGTAGATCTTACCTCTCATAGTGTTTGCGTCGATGTCTTCAGGATCGTTAGAAACTGTTACACGGAAGTCATACAAACCTCTTTCTTTCTTAATTGCGTCCAAGATAGGATTTACCAATCTTAAGAATTCATTTCTTACTTGATCATCGTTTTGTTCAAACAATAATCTTACAGAAACTGCAGAAATTAACTTTCTTGCTCTTAATAACAATCTTCTTACGTTGATTCTATCTAAAGCCGATTCTCTAACTTGTAATGTTTTATTACCCCAAATAATGGTACCTGTGTCTGAGAATGTTGCGATTGGGTTAATTCTGTTCTTATATAATACATCTCTATCGTCTAAAGTCAATTTTTTAGTTGCTTTGATTGCATTTACTAAACCTCTACTATAACCCGCGACCGCGAACCAAGGATAAGACACGTTGTCAGTTAAGGCAATATTCTTAACAACCTCACCTGTTGGTGGGATATATAATTGAGTTGCATTATCTGTATCTCTTACTTGAATCCAAGGCCAATATGTTGCAGAATAGTTAGAATCTATACCCGCGTCATCTAAAGCTGACACTATTGAATCTGTTGCAGTTGCCCCTGTGATATTTGGTGAGTTCATAATATATAATGAATCCGCTCTTTCAGTTTCAATCATATCAATCGCTTGATTAACTAATGAACTATGATCTTGGAAGTTAATACCAGGTGTTGCAAATACGTTAATATCCACAGCTTCAGGATTTGAATATGATTCAATACCTTGTAAGTAAGCATAATAGTCAGAATTACCTACACTTGAACTGAATACACCTCCATTTACCGTATGTCCTGATTTATAAATTGTTTTACCAAAAATAAATGCATCGGTATTTGTTCTTGTTGATCTATATATGTCCCATCCATCTTTACCTCCATAAACTGCAAAAGTGAATTTACGGAAATTAATATTAGTTAATTTATTGGTTTCAGGATTAGTTTGACCTTCTAAATCGTATGATGTTGTTTGGAAAGTTGTTCCTGTAATTGTAGCAGCGTTTACTGATAAATGGAAACCAAATGTTTCAGTTGTTGCCATCTCACCTTTATATTTCAATAAATCTCTATCGAATCCAACTGAGTCAGATAAACCTAACATAACTTTTCTTACCTTATCTCCACCTTCAATATTAGGTGAACCATTTACATCGTAAGTTTCAACATCACCCGCATCATTATATTTCGTTTTATATATTACATTACCTAATCCCATATTAATTCCCGATACAGTACCGAAGTTTTTGTTGTTCGCAAAACCTCTAAAACCAGCAGGAATAGCATCTACAGGAGCTCCGTCCGCCATAACCAACATAATTCTTTTAGAAACTAATGCATATTCACCATCAGATGTACCGATTTTTTTGGCTATATAACCTGGCATATCTGGATTCATTGAACATCTTGAATATTTTTCAAGAGCCACTTGATTTTCGTCAGTATCGTTAAAATCACGAACCACTAAATCAAACTCCATAGTTTCTAAATTAATATTTTGAATATTGATTTTTACTTCAAAGTTAGCAGCCTCTCCGTCGGAGATTGTAATAACTTGGAATAAATCTTGAACACTACCACCACGAACTTCAGAAACAACCATCGGTGAAATTGTTGTGTCCCACTGAGATAGGTAATTATCACCTTCTAATTCGTAAGATACGTCCATAGAAATACCTCTAACCAATCCTCTTTCGTATGCAGTTTTTAAATAGTTAGGATAAACCTCATGAACATAAACAGGATAACTTGTATTATCTTTATCAAAAACCTCATTTCCTAAAACTTTAGAAATGTATTTTGATGACGTAGTATCAAATGAACAAACAAATTGTTTAACTCCACTTGTTGTACCCGTTACTTTGATTGCGAATTCACCCATAGGGTTTGTATTCATGTCATATCCTGTAACACCTGTTAAAATGAATTTATTATCATCCTTAACTTCATGTACTAATGTTTGTCCGCTATATATACCTCTTGATCTAATAGCACCAACTACTACATTATGGTATTCGTCAGCTAAAAGAGCATCATAGTTAAATTGTGTAATTGACCATTTGTCAGTTGAATTTGTAAATGTGAATAAATAAGAATAAACACCATTTACACCGTCACCGTCTGGAGGAGTAACCAAACCATCAGATTGGTGATGCATTGTATTCCACCATTCTTTTGTGTTGTTATTACTACTATATTTGTTACCCGTTAATGGAGATACTAATTCTGTACCATTTGGTGTTGTTTCTCCTGTTGGATATAAACCTATAATGAAATATTCGTTGGTTGAACCTGTTGTTAATCCTGAATAATTACCATAATTATCTTTTAAATACGTCACAATATCGGTACCATCAACAGATGTCACACCTGATAAATGGGCAATTATTTCATTTAGTGACGATCCAGATTCAGTTGTTGTTATTGTTGTTGGGGTAATTGTAACACCACTA